TGGCATTCTCCGCGCCGTAAAGCGCGGCGATGGCGCGGCCCAATTCATCCAGGCTGCGATACTCGACGGTGCGGCCTTCGAAGGTGACGCGCGTAACGCCGCCGGTATATGCAGAGGCCAGCACGGCCGCGCGGCTGCCCGCAGGTTGCGCCAGTGCCCAGGCGAGAGTTGCGGGGTCCAAGGCCGATCACCCAGCCGCGCCGCGCGCCAGGGCGCGCAGGATCGGCAGGATCTGCGCGCCACCCGCGCCAAGCGCGATAAGCACAGCAACGATGCCCCAGATCGCCCCCTCAATACGGCGCGTCTGCTTGCGCAAGCCACAGATTTCGGCGCGCACCGCCGTATAGCGCTCAGCACAACGCTCGACATGCAGCGACAGATCCTCGCGCTCACGCGCGTGGAGTTCCCCATTGCTCATATTTTCCTCCGAAACTGGGTCAGCGCGGCAGATCGCCGCTTTTAGTTCTGGTTGCGCCTAGTTCTTGACGCGACTACCATTTGGCTTGAAGGAGTTGGAGTAACACATGTTCGGCGCTTCACTTTATTTGCGGTTTTTTGAAGCCGTAGCAGCCACTCTGTATAGCAGCCGTTGGGTAATTCTGATTGGCGCCATTTTGGCGTTCATGAGTCTGATTTTTGCTCCAGCTCTTTTGCTCCCTATTGCTGTAATGTTTACCCTGGCAGTAGCACTGAAATTCTTAATCGAATTTTCTGCTGACTTATCGGATGGCGATGGCGATGGCGGCAACCTAAGTTCCGACGGTGGCGGAGATGGTGGTGGCGGCGGAGAATAGAGGCACTTCTTTCTGACCCAATCACCGCAGCCAACCGCCACGCGGCGCTAACCAGCCGGGCCGACGTATCAGCGGCGGTGGTTCTAGGCTTGGCGCGGAATTAGGCGCGGCACTCTCCGCTGCCTGGCTTTCCACCGGCGCATTCGCGATATCCTCGCGCAGCCTCTGCCAAAACCGCTCGCCATACCGATCCGCACCCAGCAACCACAACGCGGCGCGCGCCAGTACCGCGCAATCCAGCGCCTCATTCCTGTCCCGCAGCTTCGCCCATTCCTGCCGCACAAAGCCGCGCCGGTCCTTCACCTGATGCAGCTGCTCGGCCACCAGCTGCTTGACCCATTCAACCTCAATTCCCTGCGGTAAATGCACCCAGCCGGGCGGGAATTCCGCCGCCTCGCCACGCCCAAGCCAAAGGCGGCGATAAAGATCAACCTTCCAGGTCGAAACCGACACCGTCCAAAGCTTCAAACCGCGCCGCAGCTTTCGTCCATCCACCAGAGCATCAACCGGCGTCGGGCCTTGCACCGGCTGAGCCCTATTCCAACCATCAACCCCCTTGGTCGGCGCAATGCGTGGATCACGCAGGCGCCGCAGATGGCCATAGACCGCCGCCGTATCGCGCCCGCCGGTATCAACACACGCCTTGGCGATGCGTATTGCGCCACCGCCCGCCCGCGGCCAATCACGCGCCAGCAACGCCGCCAACGCATCCCAGGGCGCACGCTCACGCGGGCTGCCGGCGATGACGATGTGATCGACAAGCCAGGAGGAATAGCCCTCCGCCCAGGCCCAGATATCGCATTCCAGCCGGTCATCCTGCACATCGACGCCCGCCGTCAGCACCAGCGCTTCCTTGGCCACGACACCAAGCCGGAAATCCTCGCGCCGCTCCACCAAGCGTTCCCAATCCGGCGCCTCGCCGCGATCCTGCCAGGTCTCGCCGAGCACGGTGTTGCGGAAGGTTTTGAGATCCTCAGCCTTGCCCTGGGCTGCTTCCCAATCGCGGGCGATCTGCTCCCAGGACAGCCAGCCAACCGGGGAATAGAGCGCTGAGATGTGAAAGCCGATCGTATGCGGGTTCTCTGCTGCCGCTGTTGGCCGCCATTCGCCGGCGGCGAGCATCGCGGTCTTGTGATATTCCTCGATCGGCGTGTCGCAACCCTCGCAATGATAGCGCACGCTGCGTGGATCGCCCTTTTCCCAGATCAGGCGCTCAAACTTCAGCCATTGCATGGCGCCGCAATGCGGACAGGGCAGGAAAAAGCGCCGCTGGTCTGAGGCAGCATATTCCCGTTCAATCCGGCTGCGCCCGGCGATGGTCGGGGTTGAAACCAGAAAGGCTTTCCTGCGCCAACCGAAGGTACGCGCCCGGGCCTCGGCCAATGCAATCGGATCGCCTTCGCCTTCGATATCGCCGGGATATGCGTCCACCTCATCCAGAAACAGAAACCTGGCCGGCATGGAACGCAGCCCGACCGCGCTATTCGCCCCCGTCAGCACCAGAATGCCGCCGGGGAATTCCTTGGACAGCATCGTATTGCCGCTATCGCGCGCGCGAGCCGGCGCCACGCGTTCCCGCAGCGCCGGGGTTTCCTCCAGCAATGGGTCAATGCGCTGGCGGGAGAAACGCTTAGCCAGTTCCACGGTGGGCTGCACTGCCAGCACCGGGGCTGGGACGTGGTGCAGGACATAGCCCAGCCAATTATTGCCTGCCTCGGTCGCGCCTACCTGCGCGCCTTTCATGAACACAATCCGCCGCGCCGGATGCACGGCCGACAACGCATCCATCACATCGCGAAGATAAGGCGTGCGGCTGGTGCGCCAGGGGCCCGGTTCGGACGACGCGCGGCTGCCCAGAATGCGGTGCTGTTCCGCCCATGCCGAGACAGTGAGTTGCGGTGGCGGGCGCAGCATGGCCCCGGCACGGCGGCGCACATGTTCACGCGTGCGGCCTTCATTCGCCGCCGAGGCCGGGAGGGTCGAAGCGATCTGAAGCCTCCGTTAGAAGCTCATTGATGTGCTGCTGCAGGATGGTTTGCAGCAGATGGGGCTCGACATTCAGTTCGGCGGCAATCACGCCAGACACGCGCGCGGGCCAATTCAGTAGCGCGTCGCGCATGGTGCTGGCGATTTCATCAATCGTCGCATTGGCGGTGGCGACATCCAGCAACCGGCCCTTACTTTCGTCCAGTGCGAGGCGCTGGGCTTCCACCTTCAGGGCAAGTTGCGCGACCTTCAATCGGGCGAAGGGCGTGCCCTCGGCCGCCGCGCTGCCAGCAAGCGTGGAGCGCTGCGGGTCTGCGGTTTCCTGCAGCCGGGCGCGTGTCTTGGTGATGTCCCATTGGCCATCGGGCTCCCGCGTAATGCGTCCCGTGCGTTCGGCCTTGTGCATGGTGGTGTCGCTTACGCCGAGGCGTCGTGCCGCTTCGCGCGTGGACGGTGTCAGTTCAGCCATGGCGGCGACCTCCCGCCGCGCGTTGGTGAGGGTTCAGGGCGTCAGTGAGTGGCGCGGTGGCGCGCTGCGTGGAATGCGACGACGGCGGCTTGCCAGTCGGCTTCATGTTCGGCGCCGATGCGCTGGAGGGGTTCGAGCATCACTTTCCCCCGGCTGTAGTAGTCGCCCTGCATGCGTGCCAGCCATCCGGAACGCCCCTGCGCGGCAAGAGCGTCGCTGGCGCTCGCTACCTCTGCCTCGCTCGGCTCCGTGCGACCCAGGGACACATGCCGCCCATCAGTGCCCAGCACGATCCATCGGCTTTCAGTTTCTGTGCGCATCGTCACTCTCCGTCTTGCGTGACGGACGCTTCGCGCTGCATTTCGCGCGAGCCAAGGCAATAAAGCGCCAGGGATCGCGATGATCCCTGGCTGATGCAATCATTCATGCCGCTGTGGCTGCGCCGCGTCACTCGGCGACGCGGTAGACGGTGTAGGACCCCTTGGCGCCCTGCTTGTTCGGGCCGACTTGGCGGATGCGTTCCGCAATCTCCACCGTGATGCCCTGGCGCTTCTTCAGCCCGGCAAAGAACCCGCGCACCGTGTGCTGCGCCCATCCGGTGGCCTCAGCAATTTGCGCCACCGTCGCGCCTTCAGGGCGACGGAGCATCGCCAGCACCACTTCTTGCTTCGTGCCCTCGCGCCGCTTGCGTGGCGCGCCCGTAGCGCGTGTGCCACGCCGTGAGAGCGCGTTGCGCAGCATGTCCATCGCGCGCGTGATGGGGTCTTTGTCAGCATTCGGCAGAGGCGTTTCCTCCCAGGCTGCCAGCAAGCGCTCGGCGGCTTCGCGCAGGTTCACGCTTCCCATGTTGGGCGCCTCTGGTGCGGCCTGGGCGGGCTCGGCGGAAGGCTGCTCCTCAGCCTGCGGCGCGGCGCTTTCCCCGCCCTGCGGCGCCGTGTCGGGCGCGGTGCGCCCTTCATTCGGGTCAATGCCAATCGCGCGCAGCCCCTCATCCGTCACTTGGATCAGGATCGGCGTGCCATCCGCATCCTTGCGCCACACCATCGCCAATTGATCGCGCGGCGCGGCCACCTCAATCAGCAGGCGGCTCTTGATCAGGCTGTTCACCACCGCGCGGCAGGCGGCGACTGGCAAATGCTTCGGCGCAATCGCCAGCAATTGCGGGTGCTGCGCGCCATGGCTCAATACAAT